AGTTTGGATTTGAAGTAACATCTTTAGATATTGCTCATGGAGATTCAGCAGTTGAACATCAAAGTAAAGTTATTGGAAAGCCTATAAAGTTTATAAATGCTAATTGGCTTACTTATTCTGAAAATAAAAAATACGATTCTATAGTTTGTATAAGCGTCATAGAACATATACAGTACTTAGAAGACACATATAAATTTTTTAAAAAGCTTTTAGATTATAGTAATTCTTTGTTTATGACTACAGATTTTTATCCAACTAGGCAAACGTTTAGTGGAAATCACTGGAGGACTTTTAATAAAGATGATATGGATATTTTTGTGGATATCGGTAAACAAAATGAATTTAAATTAATGGAAGATGCTAATTGGGAATATAAAGGAAATTTTGTGTATGAATATACATTTGCATCACTCGCTTTAGTCAAATGTACCCAATAATTTTTATTCACTGGTCTGATAGTTCTTATTTAAAAAATAGTTTGCAACAAGCTAGTTATTATGGAAATGTAATATTGCTTAAAGATATTGAAACTAATATAAAATCATTTGAGATAGCTAGATGGTTTGTGCTTCGAGATTATTTGATAAGTAATAAAATTAAAAAATGTTTGTATCTAGATTCTGATGTAATGCTTTACAAAAAGGTTTTTAATGAATTTTCAGAATATGATTTAGCTTTGTCTAAAGCACATTGCGGTCATGTAATGTTTATTAATAACATAAATGCTTTAATAGATTTTTGTAATTATATTAATGATAATAAAATAGAGTATCATATTTTATTGGAAAATACACGTAGAAGAATTAAAGACGGGGTTTTTTCAGATGCGGTTGGTGATATGGTTTTTATAAATAATTTTATTAACAGCAGCAACTATAATGTAGGTAATACGGCTCTAATTATTGATAATTCGACATATGATCATAATATAAATGTGGACGACTCTTTTGATATGGAAAATTCTATTAAAAAAATTACCTTTGTTAATAATATTCCATACGGAAATAGACTCGGAGAATTAATTAGATTTAATTCTTTGCATTTTCAGGGGAGTGGCTGTAAATATTTAATGAAAGATTATGTGAAACAGCGTTTAATGGGAGATAGGAATGAATAAAACTTTGGTAGGAATTGTAACTTTTGGAAATACTGAATTTACTAAGTTAGCGGTTAAGTCAATTAGAGAAACTGTAACGTATCCTGTGGATATTTTTTTAGTCGTAGGACAGCCCGGTGATTCTGAAACTTTGAATTGGCTCTTTTCTGAGGAAGACATAAAATTTATAGTTCATACTGAAAATATGGGCTTTCCTTATTCTTGCAATGATATTTATGATTTTGCTTGGAAAGAAAATAACTATGATGAAGTAATTTTTATGGGAAATGATGTTGTTGTATATCCAAATGCATTGGATATACTTATTAAGCAAGCAAGAACTACTGATTATGAATGGATTGGTGCATCTCAATTTGATGTTAAGACCCTGGTTAGAATGTATCCAGAAACTAAGAAGTGGTTTCATAGTGATGTATTAAAGTTTAATGCATTTGATTCTGGTGAACCTTGGAAAGTCCACTCTGGATGGCCTAATAATATGGACTTTGTACATGATAGTTTTCCTGAAGTTCATAATTTATGCTTATATAAGAAATCTGTATTCGATAAGATTGGCTATAATGATGTTAATTTTTATCCAGCTTACTTTGAAGATAATGATTATGTAAGACGTGGAGTTAATTCTAAGTGCAAAGGTTGCTACATGGTAAATGCCGTATTCTTTCATTTTTGGAGTAGAACTATTCATCAGGGATCTGGAGGATCTAATTCTCATTTTTTTGAAAATAATAGAAGATATTATTTGACCAAGTGGGGAGGACCTTTTGCCCAAGAAAAATATCTTATACCATTCAATGGCAATGACTATAGTTTAACTAATGATTTAATTCTTCCTGGATCATTAAAAATAGACTCAAGAAAAGATGAATTAAAAATTATAGCCTTTTGGAATAAAAAATAATGTCTATAACTATCTCCTCAGATGTAAAAGTAAAATTAGGAGACTCCATTAATAAAAGAATTAATTCAATTTTAGGTCGAATGATTATAATTGGTGGAACTAGACTTGGAGTTCCATGCTTTTATATAAATAAATATACACTTACTCCTAATGAATCCATCTTAGCTGGGATTGCTAGAGATTATACAGATGCTAACGAATGGCTTATAGGGGATAATAATATAAAATTAATTCTCCCAGAGGAATATATATGCCTTTAATTGAAAAATTATCTAACCAAGATTTATATTTATTAGAAATATTTAGAAATCCAGCACTACTTGGAGAATTTATAGCTAACTTTGATAAAACAGAGAGAGAAGATGTCTGGGAATATTCTATATATCAAAGAGAAGTTCTTTGTGATTTTGCCGAATATTCTGAGCTTTGTTGTGGAAGAGCTGTTGGTAAAACTGTATCTCTTTCAGATTTAATGGTTTGGATACTAATTAACAAAATATTTCCAAATGACTATATAATTTATACTGTGCCAAACAAAGCACATCTTGAGCCTGTATTTACTAATCTTACAAGGTTATTTAGATCAAATACACTACTAAGAAACTTTATCGATCCTAAGAAAGGAATTAACTCATCCGATCATACCATTAAATTGCTAAATCATACAGATTTAATATGTAGAATAGCCGGTACAACTGGAACTGGAGCTAATGTTGTTGGTTTACATAGTCCGTTTGAAATATTAGATGAGGCCGGTCTTTATCCTTGGGGAACATGGATAGAGTTTCAGCCCACATTAAATACATGGGAAAAAGGATTTAGAAGAATTGTGTCTGGAGTTCCTACTGGACTTCGAGATAAAAATGTTCTTTATTATGTAGATCAACAGGATACTAACTATAAGAAACATAGAGTCTCTGCTCATGAAAATCCTAGATATACAGAAAAAGATGAAAAAGAAAATCTTGAAAAGTATGGTGGAGCGGATTCTGATGATTATATTCACTTAGTTTTAGGAGAACATGGAGTTCCAGTTTTTGCTGTATTTGATAGAAATCTAATGCAAATTGATGTTTATCCTGTTTTTAAAGTCATGATAGACGGTATAGCTATAACTAATTCTGAACAAATTTATACAAAATTGAGCGGTATTCCGGCTATTTCAGAAAAATATGATTATACTCTTGTTGGAATTGACTTAGGTTATACCGAACCCACAGCGATTCATATTTTGTATTCCAAGAATGGTTTACTAAAATATCATGCAAGAATTCAATTATCTAAGGTCACGTACCCATTACAAAAAAAGTTATTTGATTTTATTGATGATAAGTTTGGAAAATTTGACATTATTGGAGTAGACTTTGGAGGTCCTGGTAAACCTGTTGTACAAGATTGGTTAGAATCTGATGAATTTTTACATAAAGATTATAAGAAAAGAATGATTCCGGTAGATTACTCAGGATGGATTGTTCTTGGTACTAATTCAGATGGCGAAGAAATTAAAACTAAGATGAAACCATTTGCTGTTTCATTAGCTCAAGAATATACCAACTCACATAAACTTATTTATTCCTCAACTGATTATGATTTTATATCAGAATTAGAAAGAGTTACTTATACAAAAACTCCATCAGGAGAAATTGTTTATAGAACTTTAACTCCTAGAGGAGGAGAGCGTGGAGAAGATCACCACACATCGGCCCTTTTATCAGCAATGGTCGCTCACTACATAGTAAAAGATGCTACACAAAACAAACCTAAATCTAAACGTTTATATACACCAACTTGGTTATTTCGTAGAGAGATTTTAAACGGAGGTATGAGATAATGCCTGATGAAACTAGAACTTCAATTAAATTAGCTAAAGCATCTTATATTTATAATAATATAGGAGCAACAAAGTTTAATTCTAGTCCATGGATTCCGGAAACTGTGGATAGATTTGAATTAGGAAAAGATAAAAAATGGAAGGATCTTGTAGGAGATTGTAGATACTTTTATAAACACGATCCTATTGCATCTATTGTTATAAATAAAATTGTTGATTTGGCTCTGAATAATTTAACATTTCGTGTATCAAAGGGAAGAGATGCAGCAAAAGATGTTATAGAGGCCATTAAACCAAAGTTAATGTCTTTTATGAAAACCTGCGGTTTAGAATATTTAATTTCTGGCTTAGTTATTCCAGAAATTCAGTTTAACAGAGTTGATAAAGAAGAGTTAAAGGATCTTGGAATAAAAAGATTTGAAACTCTTCAACTGCCTACTGATATGTGGTTACGTGATCCTGCAGAAGTGACAATTAAGGAACCTTTAATCGGTGGCAAGGTTTCTTATTTTATTAATATTCCAGAAGAGTTAAGAATTTTTATTGAGAATAAGGGGCGATACAGTGATCAAAGCGAAGATATTGAATTATATGAGTATCTTTTAAAGGAAATGCCAGAATTTATTAAAAAAGTTAAGGAGGGTGAACAAAAAGTACTTTTAAATAATCCTTTAATTATTCGATATAATGTAATTACTGGAAGTCCTTATCCAGTTCCATATCTTCATCCGGCAATAGAATCTCTAAAACATAAGAGAAATCTAAGAAGAATGGATTATTCATTGGCATCTAGAGTTATTACAGCAATACAGAAAATAACTTTGGGCAATGATGAATATCCATTAACTGAAGATAATGAAGATCAATTAGAAAAATTGAAAAAAGAAATGCTTTGGAGAGAAGCTGCCGATAGTGCAGAACTAGAGAGAATTTTTCAAATTTTTGGGAATCATACTCTTGAAATAGAGTGGGTTATTCCAGAAGTTACTGCTTTATTAGATGAAAAGAAATATAAAAATGTTAATAGTGATATTGCAATGGCTTTGGGATTTCCAAGAATACTAGTAACAGGAGAAACTGAAAGATCTTTTGCATCTGATCCAGATATAGCTACTGTATCTCCTATACAAACAATGGAAAGAATTAGAGAAACTTTACTACCCATTCTAAGGAAGATTATTGATATAATAATAGTAGACAATAAGTTGGGGGCTAATGAGTTTTCTATAAAATTTAAGCCAATTAATATGATGGCTGTTTCAGTCTTTATTGAAGGATTACAGGCTCTATATGAATCAGGAAATCTCTCAAGAGAAGATTATGATGCTGCCTTTGGTTTTGATTTATACGAGCAGTTGGAAAAGAGAAAAGAAGAGCAAGATACTTTCAAAGAATTGAATTTAGATGAATTTGCTCCAATTCCTTTCAGTAAACAGCCAAATAAATCGAATAAACGCCCTGTAGAAAAAAAGTAAAAATTAGGAG